CCTCTGTTTAAATTTATAGGTCCACCTGCAGGTCCATAGTTAGAACTTGAAAAAGGTAGTGATGAACCAGTTGTACTTCTATTAAATAAACCACTCATATAATTATCAAAACCTTTATAATCTCTATCACCAAATTGTTCCATAGCGTTTGCCCAGAAGTTTGCTGAAGTACCTCCAAGACCAAGTGCAGCTGATTGTGCAGCATTACCTGCGTATTGTCCACCTGCTCCTGCTAATCCTGCCATTCCTCTACTGACATCTGCGTAAGCTAATGGAAGATTGCCTATAGCAAGTGCAGCTTGTCTGTCCATCATTTCTCTTTGTCGCATAGAGTCTAATGTATTTTGTGCAGTAGCATAAGAACTGGATAATAACCCAAGTCTTTGCTGTCCTTGTGCTTCCTGTAGTGCCTGCATCTGTCCTGCTCCACCTGTACTTCCTAGTCTACCTTGTTGTAGTAACCTAGACTCTTGAGCCAGTGATTGCCTTTCTTGCTCAGGTGCTACTAAACCTAGCTGTTGATTATACAGTTGTTGCTGTAACGCCATTGGGTCTAAGTCTTGTATCTGTGAAGCAGTAGCTCCTGCTCTACCCATTAGTGCATCATACTGTGCTTGTAAGTCACCACTTAAAGCCATGGTTGAGCCACCCTGCTCATCATATCCAAAGCTACCAAATAAACCGCTAACGTTTCTAGGAAGGGACCTTTGATATGCTTGTTCACCTGCCTGTCGTTGTGCCTCAGCAGTTTTCTTAGCTGCTCTGTTTGTCATTATTCCACCTATTAGTGAACTAGCTATTGCTCCCCACATATTATTCTCCTATCCTTATAATCATATTAAACCCCATTATCTCTTTGTAGTGTACAACTCGTGTCACCATTGTGTGATGTGTTAGCACCTGTAACTGAATGCCCTTCCCATAAATAAAAATAAGACGAATCATCACCTACAAAATTTCCATCACTTGTGCTCATTCTATATCCTTTTCTTAACTGAACTTGATATCTCGAATCACCGCCCGGTCCAATATCATAATAAGCATTTTTAAAAGCAGCACTATAACTACTTTGCATAGTAGAAACTGCTGTTTCCAAAGCACTTGAGTCCGGCTTCATAGTAAAACTAAATAAATTAGAATAAGAACCACCTGTTCCCCATACTTTAGTGCTTCCAAAATAAACTTCTCCTAATGCTGTAGGTGAGCTTACAGTTGTACCATCCTTTACTATTGTATGTGTGTACCAATTTAAAGCTGTACCATCAAAAGTTATAGACATTATGATGTGCTAATAGTTAATGTTGTTCCTGAAAGTGAAACTTTTACTAGACCTAATGTACTAGCAGTAGCTCCTACTGGTTTAGCTGCTTCCACAAAAGCTGTTGTAGCTATTTGTGTAGTGTTTGTATTAACTGAAGCAGTAGGTGCTGTAGGTGTTCCTGTTAAAGCAGGACTTGCTTTTTTAGCAAATGAAGTATCTACAAACGCTGTTGTAGCTACTTGATTAGTATTGGTTCCAGCAGCAGCAGTTGCAGCAGTAACTACTTGGCTTGTGTTTGCTAAGTCTGCTTTAGAGTTAATAGCAGTCTTAGCTGCAAGAAACTCTGTATTAAAGTCACCACCACTAACTATCTTGTCTGGGTCTGAATCACTTAAAGCATCCTTACCTGACCAAGCTATTTGTAAATTATAATCACTCATCGTATTTTTCCTTGTTTTGCCCAAATAGAAATGTTTTGTAAAGAAGCTTTAAACCCCGATACCGTTTGTATTATCTGTAGTCTAACAACTTTAGCTGCTTTTGACATAGATACTTTGTACTCTGTAGGTTGGAAAGCAGGAGCATACTTGGAATTACCATACTTAGCCTGTCCCCACAAAGCATTGACTCCACCAGTAGTAGGGTCTAATGTAAAGTTAGCTGATGTAGGAGTAACATTGTAATCTCTAAACCAGTTAAGTGTTACGTTCATGTTCTTACCACCTGACCATATAGCTAAGAATCTTTTTAAAAACTTAGTTATGCCCGGCTGTTCAAAATCTAGCCAAGTAGTTTTAAAATCTGCTTGATATGTGTTGTCTACATCTTGATAACATTTACTTGTAGTAGATTCCCATGTGTGTCCAGCAGTAGTACATGCACTTGATGTACCATAGGTAGCAGTAACATCCTTTTTTTCTACATCATAAAATCCTGAGTATGTTGCTACTTTTCCAAAGTTAGTAGTAGCTCCTAAACCAATATATAAAAAATCATCTGTTGATAACAAAGCCCCAGGATTTTTCTTACTATCAAAGTTCCAAGTTGTTATACGTGGTGCACCTTCAGGAGTTGTAGATTTAAAATCAAAAACATAAAGAATATTTTTACCACCAAATCCTAATAAATATGTTCCAGTAGATAAATCATATTGACCTTTAACTTTGTTTAAATCTGCAGTAACAATGTTTGTTCTTATTTCATCTTTAATAGCTAAACTTAAATCTGTCAATGGCATCTTATCTTGTACCATTGTACGAGCTAGTGAGCGTACACCTGATGAACTTAAGAATACAATGTCATCACCAATGACTTGTACTGAATCCCTAGCTACACATCCTACACCTTCAATAACTTCATCTAATTGAAATGAAGCAGCAGCTGGGTCCCAAGGGTCATTGTAAATAACAATGTTATTCTTACCAAAGATAACTAGCTTACCCATAAAAGAAGCTAGTGCTGTTATTTCATCACCTGACCATACAGTTTTTAAATCTACTGAACCTGACGCACCACCATTAAATGTTTGACCTATTAATGTATCAGAGTAATAAACTACATCTTTGTTTTCACCTATATTTCCTACCCATATCCTACCATAATCTCCTAGAATACAAGAAGGTGTAAAAGTAGTAACGCCAGTAGGTTTGTGATAACTACCTACATCTTCTAAATCTTTCCATGTAGTGCCATCATAATTTATTGGTTGATTACCTGCTTGTACTCCATAAAACTGGTTATTAAAGTTTGTAAACTGCCAGTTGCCATTAGTTTTAGTAGTGGCTGAACCACCAAAAGTCTGTGCATCTAAAGTATAAGGAGTGTTAGCTGTGTTAATTTTATATACATTAGCACCAGCTCCAGCAAATAAAGTCTTAGCTCCTGTTGCACTAATATACTCACCTAATGATTTAACTATTAATGTATTAGCTGTAGGATTGCCATCAGTATCTAAACTGCCAGTATGGACATTATCTGTTACTTGTTTAATTCCTTCTCTAGTAGTAACACGTCCCTTTTCATCTAACATAATATTGTTAGCTGTTGTTAAGAACTGTGGTGGTAAACTAGAAGCCGATGACTGCCTGTTTAATCCATAGATACCTATAGAGTCTAATACAAGGGGTTGTATTGGTTTAGACGCCATTCCAAATTACCTCATCTGAGTGTCTACCTACGTCTTGTTGAATTGCATCTGATAATGCTTGTTGATATTGCATCTGTGCCATGTCTGACAATGTACCTCCATCTTCGCCACGTTCAGCGATAGCTCGTGCCCATACCCCCATTATAACAGGAAACTCTGGACATGTCAAGGTATCTGTTGCATTTGTTAAATCATCTTGTGGGTCTAATAAATAAAAATTTATGTTATAAACAGCGTCAGGCTTAGGATATATCTGAGCTGTAAGCAGTCCACTACTTACTCCATTAATAGAAAAGTAAGAAGGAACACCTGAGCTATCAGTAGGATATTGTGTAGACCTAATCCATGAATCAGGTACACCTTGTAACATTTGTCCTTGTTCTTGTTCCTGTACTGATAATGTTCTAGTACGTTGAGATGTGCTAGGCAAGTTATAGCTACGTGTGTCAGCTACAGTAGCTACTGTTTCTACACGTCTTAGTGCTGTCCAATCCCAAGCATCTTCTACTTCTCTTTTAACTTCATTAACAAAGTCACCTATTAATACTTGGTAGTCTGATGGACCAGCAGCATCTATTAGTGCACCTGACCAGTCACTGCCTATACTATCTTCTCGTAGTCTACGTAAGACTGAATTAATAACTTGTCTATATGTCATATTATTTTCCTTTTGCTAATTGTGCACCGAAGTAAAACTCTACTATCATGGTTGCCCATCCAAATATTTCATCCATTTTAAGTACAGCACCTGCTTCTATTTTAATATACTCAATAACATCTGGTGTTAACTGAATACCTAAGAAGCTAGTTCCTTCTATTATAGTAGGTATAACTGTAGGAACATCAAAGAACACAGGAGCTATTTGTGTAAAAATAATTAATGCAAGTATAACTAATATAATAATCCTTCTATTCATAGCAGCCATAGGTGACTCTTTGTCAGCTCTATCTCTTGCTTGATTAATAGAATCATTACGAACCTGTAGATTCTGTATCATCATCTTCTGTTGTTCTTGTGCTGCTTGACTCTTGAGTGCAAACAACTTACCAACAAAGCCTAACATTATTGGTGCTACATTAGTTAAAAATGCTATCATATTGCTAACCTCATTGCTTCTATAATCCCTACTTGTCCTATAATGTACCAAGCAAATGCACCAAACACTCCCCATTTAATTTGCATTAAAGAAGTGTTAATTTTCTGTATGCACAAATTAGTGTCATCAATCTTGCTAAACAGCTTTGCTATTTGTCCAGAGTGTTTGTCTAATTGAAGTTGCATTCTATTAATATTATCTTCCATATCTCCCTGTTAGTTTGCTAATGGGTTGTCCAGTGCTCTTTGTAATCTTGTGTTAAGTCTTTCTTCTACATCTTTAATCTTTCTATCTGTATCAGAATAAAGAGCATCTCTTCTCTGGTCAAATCTTGTGTCAGCATTGTCAATCATTGTTGCTAAGTTTCCTTTTTGTTTCTGTAACTTAGTTTCTACATCATTAACAATACTTTCAAGGTGTCGCATATCTTCTCTAACATCCTTCTTTACTTCTTTAACATATGTTATTTGTTCATCAACATTAGATTTAATTAAGCCTAACTCTTCTTTAAACAAATCAATCTCTTTACTTACAAATTCCATATGTGTATTTACTGTAGACATATGCTCATTTATAACTGCTAAATCTTTTTCTATAACAGACAAATCAGGTGACTCAAATGCAGAAATCTTAGCTTCCATATCTAAGTATCTCTGATATACTTCAAAACCACCCCACAGAGCTCCAAGGATTGTCCCTAAGAGGGGTATTATTAGTAGAGCCTTACTACCCCCTACCTTAACTCCTGCGTACTCTATTTCTGCCATTGTAGGTCCATCAATTTATTGTGTAGTATTTCATTAGCCAAACCGTTTCTTAATCCTCTTTGATTATCTGGTATATCCTTGTCTAAATATATACCCTTATCTTCATAAAACACACCATCAATAAGTAGTTGTGTATTGTAAGTATTAAATCCAGCATTAAAGTTTAAGAGTGCAAGTATAAGACTTTGTAGTTTTTGCTGCTCTTCTAGTGATGCAGCTTCTCCCATTTCAGTTGCAAGATTCTTTAGTTTGTTACCTATAATCTCTCGCATCTTATCTTTCTTACTTGCTTTCTTTGCTACCTTTTTTAATACCGGTTGCTCTACAACTTCTTGTTCTGGCTCAGGCTCTTCAATACTTTCTTCCTGTTCCTCAACTGGCTCATCTTCTGTTGGCTCATCATCCTCAACCGATTCATTCTCTGGCTCTGGTTCAGGTTCATCAAGCTCCTCTTCAGTTGGTTCAGGTTCTAAAAACTCTTCTAACTCTGCCTCTAATTCTTCTATCAGTTCCTCTTGTGCCATCTCTTCAAACAATACTTCCATCTCTGGTATTGCTTCTTCTAATGTAGTAGAGATTAAAGTGTAATCATCTAATGCTTCTATCTCTATTATTTGGAAAACCTCTGGCTCTTCCAAGACGTATACCGATTCAACATCTTCCTCATCAACTTCCCAAACTTCTTGTACATCATCCTCAACATATTCTTCTATGTAAGCATCGTCCCAACCATCACATCCGTAATCATACAAAGGGTCCAATGCACATTGTTGATTATACACATTATCAGCATAGACTTGTGGATAGTATAAACAACTGATATGACTGTCTGGTATTACACTGCATACACTCTCTCCGTTTGCTATTTCTACTGGGTCATCTTGTTGACTGTTCCAGAATACTGCTCCA